CGCGGCCCAATACAGCCTATGGTGCCGCGGGTTTCTCCGTTGGACTACGCCGCATTCCACGTCGCGGCCGTCCTTCAGCTTGTGCAACAGGTCGGCGCCCTCGTCGTCGACCGGCACCAGACACGGGCGCCCGGCAATGTTGGTTTTCCGCAGGATGACTTCTGTCATGGCGAGAACCAGTGGTTTCGATACAGCTTTGCTCGCGCGGTATGCTCTGCCTGCGCATCACCATTGAGCACGCCGTGCAGCAGACCTCGCAATTCGACATTGGCCGCGCGCAGTTTCAGTACCTCTGCCTCTAGCTGGCGCATGATGATGATCTCGGCGGCCAGTGTCGCGATGCGCTGGTCGCGCTCGTCCAGCGCCACGCGCATGATGTCCATCTCGACGGCCATGTCGGGGCCGGCATCCGGCATTTCATTCTCCTGAATGGTCCCCGAGGCTTCGGCGTGTGGGCGGGGTGCCCTTGGTCCCAAGCCTCGGGGTCGCCGTCCAGACGAGAGCACGGGGCACCGTGTGCCGCCTGAACAACTGGAATGGTGAGGCCCCGGCAGCGGGGGCGACTGGATGCCACCGGAGCCTCGTAGCGGCTTAGGCGTTGAGGTGCCTACGCCGTTTCGCAAATCCCCACAGGGCGAAGCACCCGGCGAGCAGGCCAGGAAGGCCGGCGCCGACGACCGGACCCGGCACCGCCGTTGCCGCAACGTCGATGCGGTAGTGTTCGAAGTCAGTGATGTTGCCGGATGTGACAACCCTGAACGAGTCGATCGTTTCACCGTTGATGGCGCTCAGGGTGAACCCGGACTGAGCACTTGCGCTCAGCGCACCGAGAACGAACGTGAACAGCTTCTGGGTGCCGTTCGCTTCGTCGGCGATCACGAACGCAGTCGCATTTCCGCTGCCCTTGAGCGAGAACACATCGGTTTGCGTCTGCAACACGGTAGTGCCGGCACTGTTGAAGACCTGGACTTTCAGGTCGTTGGTGTCGGCGATTTTGATGTCGTTGCCGTTCGCCGCTCCGGTGAAACCAAGGCAGCCGCCCAAGCAACTGAAGTCAACGAGCCCTTGATGCTGCCCGTTGAAGCTGCCAACTGCAACATTGGTGACACTGTTGAAGCTGTCGAACACTACGTTGTCGCCGGTGCCGGACAGGTGGTTGTCGATGATAACGTCGGCGAAAGCAGGCGAGGCAAGCGCCGCCAGGAGGGCGGTCGTCGCAAGTAAGCTTTTCATGTTTGTATCCTTGTTCACATGTGAAAGGCTCATTCCCTGCACTCGGTGTTTATTTCATGCGGCCCCCCTTTCGTTTCTCGTTTCCGCCGGTCGATCCAGGTCGCCAGCAGATCGCGCGTGATGTGCGCGTTTTCGTAATGATATCCCCAGGCTCCGGGCCGCGTCGCCTCGACCCATTTGAAATATTCGCGCGATAGCTCGCGCAGCGTCATCTCGGCGAACGGCTTGCATTCGATGATCATGCGGCCTCCCGCAGCGGGTAGAGCCTGCGAAGATCGTCCAGCTTGCGCTCGAGCTCGCCGAGAAAGTCGATCACGTCCTTTTCCAGGGCGGAGATCAATTCATTGTCGCGGTGGATGCGCACGACGAGCAATTGCATGTGCGCCGGCATCCTCGGGTCAAATGAAACCCAATCCGTCCACTGGCGACCCGTGCAGGCCATTTGCCATTGGCACTGAAACCGGTATTTCTGCGGCACAGAGTTAGCGAGCAGATAGTCCAGATGTGTCGCGCTCTGCGGGCACTTTGCTTCGATCAGTCCATCGTCGCCGATCAGTCCGTCTGGACTCGCATGCGTTCCCTCAATGATCGGATGGCGCACTAGTCCGATATCCACGATATCGTTGTCGGTGCGGAAGGAGTAAGCGAGTTTCGCCTCTGGTTCGTTCGCGACGCCCCAGCGCATCGCGTCATTCATGAATGACTCGGCAGGAACGCCGGTCAGTCGTTCAACAATTAGTGTGGCCATCACGTTGGCGCGCGACGACCCCCAGCCGGTTTTCGTCTTGGCGAGAGCTTCGGCGACTTGCGATGCGCCAAGGCTCCCGCACCGGGCCAGCTTCCAAGCCTCAGAGCCCTGAATAAGTTCGATCACGCTTTCGCCCCCTTGGCATTGAGTGCGCTAACCGCCTCGTCGAAACGCTTGGCGGGTATTTCAGCGAGCGACGGCACCTTGAGGTACGCGCAGAACCGCATCTTGTCGGCGCCGACCTCGTCGCAGAGGTGGATCAGCTCGGCGAGTTGCTTGGGCGAGATCGCGCCGCCGTTGCCGGACGCGGCGCCGTCATCGTCCGCGCTTGCCGCGAGCCCGAGCGCCGCCTTGAGCGAATAGCGCTGTAAATATGTGAGCGCCGAACCGAGTGCCTGTATCGCGTTCTTCGAGCCCGACGTGTCGGCGTTGGCACAGAGGGTATTTTCCTCGGCGTGACCTTCTGCATGGAATATGATGCAGGTCACGCTGATGACGTTGTTTTCCGTGTGGGTGCGGAAGCGATAGCCGAGCCCGTGCTTGGACAGGATCGGGTCTACCGCCCGTGCGATCGCAGCCATGTCCTCGTATTTGTACTGCGTGCGGCCGTTGCCGGCATTCATCTCGCGGTTTTTGATGATGACCGGTATCTCGGCTTTGGCCTCAGAGATGGCCGCGTCGAATGCCTTGCGCGCGTTCCGCGCTTCCCAGCGCTCTTGCAGGTCCATGATCTTCTCGGCGAGCGCCGTGTTGCCGGCCGCGACCGCCATGGACAGCATGGCCTGCGGCGTGACCGGCGTCGTCATGGGAAGTGGCGTGCTGCCGTTTGCTGGAAGGTTCACGATTTCGGCTTCGGTGGTCGTCATGCGAACAGCCTCAGCAGGATCATGCCGGCGCCGATGAACAGCGAGAGCGCACATATTGCGGCAAAGTCGGAAGCTTCACGATCGAGGCTCATGGCTCAGTCCTCGACCGGCTCAAGCGAGTGGGCAAAGTCTGCGATTTCCCTCGCCAATGCCTTGAGTTTGTGTTGCCCCGGCACTATCGCGCAAAGGTCTGCGCTGAGATCATCTCCATGCTGTTCGTGGAAGCGATCCAGCAGCGCGTCGAGCGTCTCAATCGTCTCGGAGATCACGTAGGCGTCGTCGGCCGCGCATTGCAGGCGGGTGCTGCGCGGGATCATGCGCGAGCCCAATTGCTCGTCGGCGGGGTTGGTCGTTTTCCAGTGGTCGTAGGTCACGGTAGTTTCTCCGGTTGTCAGGGTTATTCGGCGGCGGCGCGCAGGCCCTTGGCATATTCCAGCCCGGCATTGGCCTCGATGAAGTCGATCACCGGGTCGGGGATCTCGTCGCTCGCGTCGAGGCTATTAGCCACCTCGATCGCGATGTCCTCGGTCACGTCCTTTGACCAGCCTTCGACCGGATTGAACGCGAACACCTTCATGACGCGCGTTAGGTTCCCGTCGATGATGTCCTTCAACAGGGTTGCCCGCGAACAACTGTCTTCGAGCAAGCGTTCCGCGAAGTAGCCGAGATGCTGATGCGCGCAGAGGACCGCGTAGTGGGTGACGTCGCGGGCCGCGATCGCGCGCAGCGCCGTCGGGTGCGACAGGTCCTCGGGGTAGTCATTCGGGGTGGGGTCGTGGGGCATGTGGGTGGTGCTCCGTTGTTGTTGAGAGCACTATACACGGTTCGTGTAGACCGTCAAGCGCAATATACACAAATTATGTGTTCACGGAAAGTTTACCAAACTGTTCCGTTTTCCCGCCCATCAACATCTAGTGGGTAGGGATATGATCCTCGACGGGCGACAGAGTGCGATATGTCAGGAGTAGGAAATGCGGAAAAACGGGACCAAGAACCACAAGCGGTTGTATCAATTGAGGCGCATCGCAATACAACTTGCCGATCAGCTTCCCGAGGATCGCGACGAGGCGCGGCTGGTCCTGTTGTTTACTCGGCAGGTATTTGAAGACTTCCTGACCAAGGGGGAATTTGCCGATGCCGAAAACTCGGTCGGCCTGGCCGTCGTAAAGTAAACTATTCAGGCCGCTTGAGAATTTTGGTTACAACGTCGTCAATATCACGCGGTAACCGGCTCATATCACCGAATCGGATGAAGGCGTAATCGACCCGGGTCCGGTGCATGATCTTCTCGGTCATGTTCCGCGATGGAACTAATTTTTGTCGTTTGTAATTATTCCATTGGTTGTAATTTAATTCACACCACGCGCAAAACGCGCGTTCACTGCGGCCGCTCCATTCAACGAGCGCGAGAAGTCGGCGCCAGAGCTGTTCGCTGCTGTACGGGTCCGCATTTGAGGTCGCCATGGGTAAGATTGTCCCAAATCCGGGGACGTCTTCCCACACGCTACTCGTGGATACTGGACACATACACCGACTATGTATACAGTGGCGGCATGTCCGACGCAACCCTCCGCACCGCAACCGCTGTCATCGAGGTTCTGGGTGGCCCCTCGGTGCTGGCGAGGCGCCTGAAGAGGACGCCTCAACAGGTCTGCAATTGGAAATCCGAGGGAACGTTTCCCGACTGGACGTATCCGATCCTGACTGCGGATCTCGAAGAAAAAGGCCATACGGCGCCACGCAAGCTGTGGCGGCGCCTAGCAAAGTTTGCGTCCTAGATTCGCATTTCTGAAAGGCGAGGCATGAGGCCAGAGGACGCCGAGGAATATACGCAGAGCATTGGCCAGATCGTTTCCGGTTCGTGGCGGCAAATTGCGCTTGCCAAGAGTTTAGGTGTGCCCAAGGCGCTCGGTCTTACGGTTGAGGAATGGGTCAAGGACCGGCTCGGCGGCTATGTGCGGATGTCCCTGGCCGAACGGCGCGAGGCTGTTAAAAATCTAACAGCAGATGGCCTTAGCACACGCGAAGCCGCTGAAATTATTGGCATGAGTCATGTCACCGTCGCCGATGATGTTAAGAGTCTAACACCTCTCGACACCGTTACCGTGCTCGCGGCTGACGACAGTATCCGCAACATCATCGAAGCCGAGCGGGTCAAGGCCGAAAAGGAAGCCAAACGCTTGGCCGAGCGCAATGGCGGGCAGATTGAAGATGGATGCACAGTCGCGGACCTCAAGATGCTGATCGCGGCCGGCAAGAAATTTTCCGTTATCTACGCTGACCCGCCTTGGAAGTTCAAGGTCTATTCGGGCAAAGGCAAGAAGCGCTCAGCCGACCGACATTACGACACCGCTCCGCTTGACGATATTAAAGTGCTTCCGGTAGCCAATTTAGCAGAAGAGGATTGTGCCTTGTTTATGTGGTGCGTCATGCCCGAACTGCCGGGTGCGCTAGATGTTATCCGGGCATGGGGCTTTGAATATAAAACCGTTGCGTTTGTGTGGGTAAAGACGAACGAAAACGACAAATTTATTGACCTCAAGGGCAGTGGCCTGCATTGGGGTATGGGGTACTGGACCCGGGCCAATACCGAACTCTGCTTATTTGCCACTAAGGGTGCACCAAAGCGGGTCGACAAGGGGGTACATCAAGTTATTGTTTCGCCGGTTGGCGAGCACAGCCGCAAGCCTGACGAGGGGGCGGTGCGCATCGAGCGACTCTTGCCCGGTCCATATCTCGAATTGTACGGGCGCCGTCCGATGGCGGGATGGACGGTTTGGGGCAATGAAATTACTTCTGGTCTTTTTCATCAGTCAATCAAGGAGTTGGTACATGACTCAAGGATATGAGGCTACGCATTCTGGGAAATTTCTTGAAGATACGGTTGTGCGTGAATTATCCGCGCGAGAATTCCTTTTCCGCGAGTGGCGGGATGATTGTGGAAACGGCGACATGTTTACGCAGAAGGTCGTCGTTAGAAACGTTCCGTACAATTCGCTGTATGGCTGTCGCAGTCGTAGCGAATTCGTCATCAATTTTTACACACGCAAAATTCGCGTGGAATGTCGATGGCAGGAAACGTCCGGTTCAGTCGATGAAAAATTTCCCTATCTGCTGCGTAATGCAGTTGAATATATGCCAGAAAATGAAGTTCTTATCTTTCTGGGTGGTGATGGTGCGCGCTTGGAAGCCGTCAATTGGCTTAAGGCCGAATCTGCAAAAGTAAAAGCAAAAAAAATCCATGTGATCAACATCAATGAATTTATGCAGTGGGTCAGGCGAGAACTTGTCGAGCGCGAAGCAAATAGCCAGTGGTCGAAGATGTGGAAGAAACCCTTCGTTAAGACATGATTACGCGGAGGTACCAGCCATGGCTTCTAGCCCTGGCAGCGTCGAGCAGATCAAGCGCGCGGTGTGCCTCGAATTCGGCCTGTGCCGGGCCGAGATCGAGTCGCACATCAAGCGCCCGTCTGTCTCGACACCGCGAATGATCGGGATGGCGCTGGCGCGTCGACTGACGCGGATGTCATTTGCCCAGATTGGGCACCGCTTCGGCGGCCGCGATCACACCACGGTGGTGCACGCCTGCCGGCGGATCGATCCCTACGTGGTGATCGTGGCGCAAACGCTGCCGGCCACGGCGACGGCGGAGGAATGGGTCAGGGCGGTTTGGTCGGTGATGGAGATCCCGCGGTGAAATGGTCCGACCCGGAGCCGCTGGCGGCACTGCGCAAGCTGGCGGGGCGCGGCTGGCCGGCGTCCGATATCGGCCTCGAGCTCGGCGTCACCAAGAACGCGATCATCGGCGCGGCGCGCCGCAACGGTATCCCACTGACTCAGGCCACGCATGGCCCGCCACGCCCCAGAAACAGGCCAAGGAAGCGCCGAAAAATGCCAGCTGTCGCACAACAGCCCGCCCCCCAGGAATACGTCCCACAGCGCGCCCCCGAGCCGCCGTGGCCGTGCTCGCTGATGGAGCTCACCGACTTCAGTTGCCGTTTCCCGATCGGCGACGTCGGCTCGGAGGCGTTCCATTTCTGCGGGGCGCACGAGGCGGATGTCTACCGCGGCAAGCCCTATTGCCGTCGCCACGCCAGTCTCGCCTATCACCGGAGGGCGGGCGCCTAGATGGCTGAACTCCCAATCATGCCGCTCAAGACCGATGCGCTTATTGCGGATACCACGCATATGACGGCCGAGGAATTCGGCGTCTATGTGCGGCTGTTGGTCGTTATGTGGCGTCAGGGCGGTCGCCTGCCGAACGATCCGGCGCAACTAGCGCGGATCGCCGGCGTGGCGCGACAGCGGTGGCATTTTATTGCCGCCAATGTAATGCGGCCGATGACCGTTACCCCCGAAACGGTTTCACAAAAACGACTGACCAGCACCTGGTTGGACGTGCAGGAGCGGAGACGTAAACGTGTTGAAGCTGCAAAGAAAAGATGGGGCGCTGGTAGAACTATGGGGCATGCATAGCACATGCAATGCATATGCAACCAAAACCAAATAAGTATTTCTTCCCTTTCTTCTACTGAGCAAGGTGCCGAGAAGTGGCATTCGAGTAAGGAAGAAAAGCAGAAGTCATGACCGAAGCATCCACCCGTTTGGATACAATCCGGCACGGCAACGAGCGCGCACTCGCGCGGTTGGGCGGGTGTGTATCGGCCGGCGTGCTGATTTCGAATTCGTTGATCAAAATCCTCAATCCGCATTGGGAACCGGGCGCCCGCGACGAAGGAAAGTTGGCTGCGAGTCCGGAATTAACCGAAACAGTCAAACAAAAGGGCTGGGCCTAACGAAAGGGTACGACCATGCCGCTGATCAAGAGCAAGTCCAAAGCCGCCCGATCAAAGAACATTGCGACGGAAGTGAAGGCCGGCCGCCCGGTGAAGCAAGCGGCGGCGATCGCTTACAGCGTAGGCCGCGAGGCCAGCA